GTCCAGGTGACCGTCGTCAGGCCGGTCGTGTCCTCGACCGCAGTCGCCGGGCGGTACACATCGGCGACCGAGCCGCGGAATCGGATCATCCCGGGCAGGCTCATCCGAACACCGGTACCCATTGCGACGCGAGCGCGAGCTGCCAGAGCCCGTCGCTCTTCGCGATCGTCGCGAGGTCCGTCGAATACCCGCCGACGCTCTCCTTCGCGGCGTCCTCGCTCCCGCGCCGACGGTGGACCGCAGCGGCCACGCTCAGCACCGCGAGCTGCACCTCGAGCGGCAGGTCGGCCGCAGCGTCATAGGTGACACGGACGACACGCGGATCGCCGCACCGGCCGAACGTGCCGCCGATGCGCGTCAGCAGCGCCCGCCCGGGGGCGAAGCGCAGCACGTTGACGTCGGCCACCACCAAGGTCTCGACGGGGGCGATCGGGTCGGGACCGATCACGACGCTCGTGAGCGTTTGGATCGGATACTCCAGCACGAGCACCCCGGTGCCCGTGCCGTCGTGCGTCTCCACGCGCGCCGCCTGCGCCGCCTGATAGGGGCGCTCGCGACGGTTGGCCTGCGCGCGAAACAGCGCCTCGATGCTGTCGACGAGCCGCTCGATGACCGGGATCTCCTGATCGTCGGCATCGCCCAGGTAGTCGAGCACGTCGCTCAGCGGAACGAGCACGGAGGCCACCGTCAGGCCCGGCCCCGGCGCACCGCTTTCTCAGCCGGCCGGACGGTCGCCGTTGACGGTGCGACCACGATGGCCGTGACGTGGCCGACGCTCAGCCATGCGGCGGCGATGTCGTCGGGGATCGCCGTCGGGGTGTACTCCCGCCCGCCGACCTCGACCTCCTGCTGCGGCACGTAGCTCCACGTACCGCTCGCGATGCTGACCTCGAATCGTACGCGCATACGCTGTGCAGGGGCGCGCGGCCCGAAGACCGCGCGCGTCCTGCCTCGCCTACGTGGCCGAGTTGGCGTAGTGCTTGACCGGGTCGGTGCCCGGGTCGAGCAACCGGCCGTCAAATCGCGCGAACGCGAGGAACGCGATCTGGTGTAGTTCGCCGTAGCGCTCGACGAGCCGCACCAGCGTCACATCCTTCACGCGCCGGATCATGTACTTCTTGAAATTCCCGAAAAGGATACTCTTCGCGTTCGCGGCCATCACGGCCACATCCTGATTGACCAGAACATTGTAGCCGAGCAGGCTGTCGGGCTGACCGACCTGCACGCCCGGCTCCCACAGCGGGCGCCCGGTGCTGTCCTTGAGCTTCCGCACGACACGGACGCTCAGGTCGTTCATCATGAACGCGACGCCCGCCTGCCGACGAATCGCCGGGTCGATCGAATGGATCAGGTCGACCAGGTCGTCGTAGATCACGGCCACGGTCTGGCCCGTGATCCCGGTCTTGCCAGCGCTCGAAGCGGCGACCACGCCCTGTGGCTGCGAGCTATTGGTCCCGACGGTGAAATGCGTATTGAGGATGCGCCCGAGCCGCTCGCCGAGGACCGGCGCGAGGAACGAGTCGATCGCAAACGCGGAATCCTGCATCAGCTCGATCGGCACCCTGACCATCTTCGAGCTGTACTTGTACGCCTTGAATATGATCTGGCCGAAGGTCACGTCCTGTTCGGACGCCCCGGTGTTCTCCGCGAGGATCGCGCCCACCTGTGCCGTGTCGTCGTAGGTCGGCCAAGGCAGGTCGGCCCCGCTGTCGGTGTCGAACACGTTGCCGGCGGTCATCATGCCGCCGTACTCGAGCAAACTCGCCTCGAGCTGCCCGCTGAAACCCTGAGGGATCGCGAAACCGCCGGCCGTGGTCGTGCCGACCGCAAGCGCACGGCGCTCGCGCGGTCCGGCGAATCGGATGGTACGCGCGTCGCGGCTGCCGATGATGCGCTGCGTATGGTCGGTGCCGTCGGCGCTTGCCTGCGTCGGCGCGAGCAGGCCGCGCGCTTCCGGCGTCAGGCCGTCGGTGCCGTACATCATCCAGTCCCGCATGGCGCCCTCGCGGCGCTCTCCGAGCTGCTCGGGAGACTCGGACCCGCCCGACGTGCCCGGGGCGTCCGGCGGCACCACGCGGCCACGGCTCTCGCCGAGCGACGCCATGCGCGCTTCGTGCTTCTCGATCCGATCGACCGACACGGCAAGCGTGTCGATTTCGGCCGAGATACGGTCGAAACTCTGCTCTTCCTCGGTCGTGAGCCCGCGCGTCGCAGCAGACGCCGCGTCGAGCACGGCCTGCGCCTGTTTCGCGAGGTTCGCGCGCTTCTCTCTGAGATCCTTCGCCGAGACCAGTCCAGACATGGGAACATCCTCCAATGGTGGTGCCGGAGGCGCCCTGCTCGTGGATGGATGTCAAAAGGGCGCGGACTACCGGGCACCGTGAGTGTGATTCACGATTTCCGAGTAGGTCCGCGCCCGTTGAACGTGCGCTTCTGCTACGCTGTCGCCCGCCTGTCGCCCGTTGAACGTGCGCGCCGGCGGTAGACCAACCTTCGATTGATGATGACGTTACAGCGTCGGCCGTCCCCGCGCAAGGGTCACGGCATCTGCCGCTGGAGCCTGAGCCGGCGCTGCCGGAGGGCGAGGTACTCGTCGAGCTCCAGGCCAGCGGCCGTGGTCTTCGCCGCCAAAAGCGATCGCATCGCGACCGTCGTATCGGGGTAGACGGGGTACGTCGCCGGCGAGACGTCGTAGAGTTCGTCGACTTCCAGCAGCGTGCGCACCAACTGCCCACCGACCTTGCCCCATTCATGCCGCCGAATCGTGAAGCCGAAGCTCATCTGGTCCACGTCGCCCCGCTCGATCGTGACCATGAGGTCACGGGCCCATTGCGTGTCCGGCGGCGTGTTCTCCATGTACAGCCCATTTTCGTCCTCGCGGACCGTCAGGGTACCGCTCTTGCTCCGCCCCAATACGAAATTCGGGTCATGATTCCACAAAGCTCGTACATCGCTCTTCTCAAGGGCGGCACTGAACGCCCCTTTCGCGATGCGCTCCCGAAAGCCCGTGTCGTGCCCGGTCTTCAAGACGGCCGAATACGTATCGAACACCGCCGCGTACCCGGCAAGGCTAGGCGACGCGCCCCCCTTCGCCCGAATCTCGGTGAACGGAAAACTCCGCCGCTCGTAGTTGGCGACCATCGATGCGTGTTTCATGCGGCGACCCCGATGAAGTAGGTGATTTCGTCGGCCAGCGCGCGACCCACGCGCGCGGCGTCGTCCTGGGCAATCGCAGCCACGCGCCCCGACTCCCAGCGCTCGGCCACGTCGAGTCCGCGCGCCTCGAACCGCTCGCCGGGCTCGCCCGCGAGCGCCGTGAGTTCGTGGCGAGCGTGGATCGTCGCCCGGGTGGCGCAGTCCTCGGCCCACTCGCGGGCGAACCGCGCGGCGTGATCGGCAGGCAGCACCAGCCGTGCGACCGACTCCAGCACCGGCACATAGGCGCGTGCCACCGTCTCCTGGTGCTCCACGTAGAACTCCTCGAGCCAGACGGTGAAGCCCTCCGCCCCGCGCTTGACCGCGCGACGGAGCTGCACGACCTCCCGCTTGAGCATCCGGTCCGCCACATCGCGGCATAGCGGCACGAGGGTCTCCGGGCCGACCGACAGCCCGCGCCCGGTGACCGGCGCGGCCGATCCCTTGGGGCGCTCCGCAATCGTCCGCGCAAGATCGAGCGGGACCGTATTCAGCGGCACGAAGCGCTGATCCCCGCCCTCGACGGGGTTGAGGTTCTCCTTCTCGCGAATGTCGTTGACCGAGAGCGCGGCCACATTGAAGAGCGCGGTATAGTAGGCCGAGCGCTGCGCGGAATCCCCGCGCAGGAGGCCCTCGACCAGAAACTCGACGAAGTGCGTCGCGCGCTCGCGCACCGGCACCAGCCCGTGGTTCATGGCCTGCTCCCATCGCACCGCGACAGGGAGAACCGAGTGCGTGACGTATTCGATCGCCTGATGCTCAATGTTGGAGAACGTCGCATTGCCCAATTCCGCGATCATATGCAACGGCACGCCGTAGATTCGCGCGATCTCGGCGATCTGAAACCGCCGCGTCTCGAGGAATTGCGCATCCTCCGGGGGGATGCCCAGCGCCTGCCACGTCACACCTTCTTCGAGTATCGCGGTGCGGTGCGAATTCGCCAGCCCGCCGTAGGCACTCGTCCACCCCGCGCGGACCTTTTCCTTCGCGTCGGGGCTCAGCTTCCCCGGGTGCGTGAGGACGCCAGTCGGGCGGGTGCCGGCCCCGAAGAACCGCGCGCCGAATTCCTCCGTCGCAAGGGCGAGTCCGATCGACTGCCGGTGCAGATGGATCGGCGAGTAGCCGACCATCCCGTCGAACCCGAGCCCGGGAATGTGCAGCACGTCCTCGGCGCGGAGGGCAAACGTCCGCCCCGCGACCGAGGTCTCGTAGTATTTCTCGCCCCCCGGCCGTCGCCCGGGGCGTGTCGCACTCGGCGAAAGCGGCCACAGCGAGCGCACCGACCCGTCGTTGTTCCGCTCGATCTCCGCATACGCATTCCCCCAGGTCATCAGATGACCCTGCAGCGTCTCGCGGAAATTGAAGCTCGACATTTCCGGATTCGGGCGGTCGTGCAGCAGCGGATAGAGCGGGTGGCCGGGCGCGCGTTCCTTCCCGCGCTCGAGTCGCAGATACGTGACGAGCGGAAGCTGCGCGATCGTGCTCGACAGCACTCGCACGCAGGCGAACACCGCCGATGCGCCGAGCGCGGTCCGCTCGTTCACGCGCGAACCGGATGCGGACGGCGTCGCGCCGAATGCATCCCAGAGCCACGCGTCGGGATTCGCGAGCGAGGTTGACGGATTCTCGAGCGACCGCTTGAAGAAAAGTCCCATCGTCTACGCCCTGCGCGCGCGCGCCGCAAGAATCATTAGCAGCGCACCCGCCGCAATGAGCCCGGCCGCGCCATGCAGTTGCCACATACCGACCACGATGCACCCCGCACCCACGATTACCACGCCGTCCGCGAATTCTAGATCACGCATAGCTCCTCCGTCTCGTACGTGGACCGTCCGTCGGGCTCCACGATCGCCCGGCTCAGCGCCATGACGAGCCCGACCACTCCGTCGATGCGGGCCGTCTCTCCGCTCTTCATCGGCCGGATATTGCCGTTCACGTCCTCGATTTTCGCGACATTGCTCACCATCCAGCGGAGCACGGGGTGCCCGCCGTGCAGCAGCTCGCCTTTCATGATGCGCACCTCGAGTTCTTTGGACGGCTCGGACAGCGATTTGAAGCCTTGCCGCGTCTCGACCATGACGAGGCCGTCGCCGCTCAGCTGCGTCGCGAGCTGCGTCGCGTTCCACGGGTCGAAGGCAAGCTGTCGCATGTCGAAGCGCTTCGAGAGCGCGACCATTTCCGCGCGGATCATGTCGTAGTCGATCACGTTCCCCGGCGTCGCGATCATCCAGCCGTCGCGCACCCAGGCGTCGTACGGGACGCGGTCCTTCTTCGCGCGGGCGCTGATCGCCTCCTCGGGGCACCAGAAGCGGCACACCACCTCGCCGGTCGCGGGAAAGAACAGCACGGCCGCCGTGATGTCGATCTTGGTCGACAGGTCCAGCCCGCCGAAACACGACGCGCCCTCGAGCGATGCCTCGCGCGCCCGCATCCGGGCCGGCGCAAGATCCACGTCGCAGGCGTTCCACGCCTCGACCGACAGCCAGCGGTCCTGCTGCTGCGTCCAACGGTTCAGGTGCAACCGCAGAAACGTGTTAGTGAAGCTCGGCTGGTCGAGCGCCTTCTGTGCCTGCTCCGCGAGATAGGCCGGTTTGACCGAGACCCCGAAGTTCGGATTCGCCTTCGCCCAGGTCCCGGGCTCCATCCAGTCGTCCGCGTCGTCGGCACAGGCGACGAACGCAAAGAACGCATCATCGGCGAGGACCCCCTCGAGGACCTTCGTCGCATGCTCGTGCTGCAGCCAGCCGATGGACTCCGGCTCGAACATCCCGGCCGTCGTGATCGCGATCGTCAGCGGCTGGCGCCGAGCACCCATCGCCGTGTCCATGACATCCCACACCCCGCGGTCGCGGTGCGCGTGCAGCTCGTCGACGATATTCCCGTGCGGGTTGAGTCCGTCCAACGTCTGCGAGTCCGCGCCGAGCGGCTCGAATTTGGAAGACAGGCGCGCGCAGCTGAGGTTGTTGCGCTGGATCTTGACGAAGCGCCGGAGCTCCCCCGACGCGCGCACCATCGCCGTCGCCGTGTCGTGTACGATTTTGGCCTGATCTTTCTTTGTCGCCGAGCTGTACACTTCGGCGCCCGGCTCCCGATCGGCGACCAGCAGGTACAGGCCGAGTGCGGCGGCCAGCTCCGATTTTCCATTTTTCCTGGGCACCTCTACGTAGACGATGCGGAAGCGACGCGTCCCGTCGGCGCGCATCCAGCCGAACGCGGCGCGGATGACGCGCTTCTGCCACGCCTCGAGCAGCAGCGGCCGCCCGGCCCATTCGCCTTTGTGGTGCCGGCACAACTCCTCGACGAACGTGACCGGATGCTCGGCGGCGACGGCGTCGAACCAGAGGCCGGCTGGGTGCCGCGTCTTCCGCGTGTCGACCGACAGCCCGCGCGGATAAGCGAGCGCGAGGTCTGCGTCGTGCCGCTGCCAGCACAAACGCTCGTACGTGCCCTCGGTGCGCTCAGGCGCCGCGAGACTTTCCAAAGAGGAGGTCCTCCGTCGCGTCCTTCGGGGGCTTCGGCTCCGGCACCTCGACACGCGAGCGCGCCGAGGGCGAAAGCCCGAGCTCGCCCGCGAGCTGACGCAACATCGTGCCCTGTTTGACCGCCATCGAGACCTCGGGGCGCTGGCAGACATATCCCTGTTCGGTCGTGAACGTCGAGCCGTGCTCGTCGATGCACTTCTCGAATTCCAGCCACCGCTGCCACGCCTGGCAGTAGGCCGCGATGACCGATCGGTCGGCCGTCGACAGTATCCCCATCTTGTGGAGGATCGGGACGATGCGCCTCCACTCCGCCCGCGCGCCCTTGCCGATGCCGGCGGGCGGGGCCATGCGCGCCGGCTTGCACGCGGGCGCCTTGGGTTCGCGTTTCGGTGCGAGGTCCCGGCGATATGTGCCCTCGAGCAACTTGAGATGCGTCGGCTTGGGCGGCGGGCCGCGGCGTCCCATGCTCAGCGACCGCCGTCGCCGATCGTGCGGCGCGTGCCTAACGAGTCGGGCGGGGCCAATTCGGCACCCCCCCTTTGACGGAACCCTACGGCG